ACAGGCGGGGGCGGGCTGGTGGTCCTGGCGCTGACGGTCATCCAGGTCGCCCCCGTCAAAATCAACCCCTGGTCCGCTATTGCCAAGGCCATCGGGCGGGCCATCAACGCGGAGGTGCTGGCCGAGCTGGAGCGGACCCGGATCAAGCTGGACGACCACATTAGGACGGACGATGAGCGGGCGGCAGACATGCACCGGGCCAGGATCCTGCGGTTCAACCAGGAACTGATCCGGCAGATCCCCCACACCCGGGAGGAGTTCATCGAGGTGCTGACGGAGATCGACCGCTATCAGCAGTTTTGCCGGGAGCACCCGGATTATCCCAACAGCCGGGCTGTCCACGCCATTGCCAACATCGGAAGGGTGTACGACGAACGACTACAAAAGCACGATTTTCTGTGACTGTGAAGGGGGGGAGAGATGTGGAACAGATGTACAAGCGGCTGGGGAACCTGCTGACCATCAAGAGCATGGTCACGCTGATCCTGACGGCGGTGTTCGCCTGGCTGACCTGCTCCGGTGGGGTGAGCGCGGATCAGTTTCTGACCGTGTTCACCGTAGTCATTGCGTTCTATTTTGGGACGCAGACGGAGAAGAATGCCAACAAAACCAGTGTTCATTGACCAAACGACCCTATTTTGACGAATGAAAGGAGAAAACAACATGAACGCCAATTACATCTATGACATTTTCCAGACCTGTGAGGACCTGGACCTGCCCGACCTGACCGTTGCCCTGGCCCGCCACCAGGAGGGCCACCCCATCCCAGAGGGTATGACGGAGCAGGGCATCAACGAGTTCATCGGCGGCCACTACGAGGCCCTGGTGGACGTATTCGCCGGCCACGACCGGGCGGCGTTCGCCGCCGCTGTGGCTGCTGGCATCCAGGAGGACGAGGAGCAGCAGGCCGGCCAGGAGGGCTGAGGCCATGCTGATCTGCATTGATGCGGGGCATTGTTTGAGCACACCCGGCAAGCGGTGCCTCAAATCTATTGACCTCAATGAGACCCGAGAGTGGGTACTTAACAGCCGGGTGGCGAACAAGCTGGAGGCCATCCTGGCGGGGTACAGCTGCCAGACCATGCGGGTGGACGACGTGACCGGGCAGAGGGCCGTGACCCTGTCCCAGCGGGTGGCGGCAGCCAACCGGGCCCGGGCGGATGTGTATCTGTCCATTCACCACAATGCCGGGATCAACGGCGGCTCCGGCGGCGGGATCGTGGCCTATGTGGCCCCCAGCCATCAGAAGCAGAGTGAGGTGGTGCGGGACGCGGTGTACCGTTATACCGTGGTGGCCACTGGGCTGCGGGGCAACCGGGCGCAGCCTCTGGCGGAGCAGAGCCTGTATGTGCTCAACTATACCACCATGCCGGCCACACTGATCGAGCTGGGGTTTATGGACTCCACCACAGACACGCCCATCATCCTGACAGAGCGGTTTGCCGACGAGGCTGCGGCCGGGCTGGCGGCGGCGCTGGTGGAGGTGTATGACCTCCAGCCCAAGGGCGGCGGGCAGGTTCTGATGACTGCGGTGCAGGCGGAGGACCTGACGGTGGAACTGGTGGACAAGCCCAAGGGAGAGTGCGGCGACAACTGCGCCAATGCGGGATATTTCGCCAACTACTCCGAGGCGGGCGAGCCGTTCACGCTGCCCGTGGGGCATCTGGTGGCGGACTACAATGCCTCAGGGAAATGGACGAGGCACTACTGCCAGGAGCGCGGGCGGTTCCAGTGGGACCGGTTCACATTTGACGCTGGCCGGTGGGTCTATGCTAACCCTATGTACGGGAAGGAGATCTCCACCCTGTTGATCTCCGGCGGCAAGGCACGGGTGGAGGAGATCCGGACGGTTCCGGAGGGGACGGACTACGCCGTGTCCGGTATCCCTGTGCTCCGGGACGGGACGGCCTGTACCACCGCCCAGGCCAAGGGGCAGGGCTGGGACACCTCCCCGCTGAGGCCCACCTGGCACACGCTGGTGGGCCTCAAGGGGGACGGCATGGTGTACGTCATGGGCTGGCAGTCCAGGACCGCCAACCTGCTGGACAGCGGCGAGGCCGCCCGGGTGTTCCGGGGGCTGGGCTTTACTGATGTGCTCAAGCTGGACGGCGGCGGGAGTTACTACCAGAGCCGGGACGGGGCGGTCTCCAAGACCGCGGAAAACCGGCGGATCAACAGCGTACTGCGCTGGACGGCGAGAGAGGAGGAGCCGGAGTTGACGGAGGACAGAGTGCGGCAGATCGTGCGGGAGGAGTTGGCCGCTCAGGAGGCGAAGCTGGCCAACGCGCCGGCGGACAGCTGGGCAGTGCCTTACATCCGGCAGGCCGTGGAGGCCGGGATCCTCACCGGCGTGGATGACGGCCAGGGCGGCGTGACCATCGCCAGGCCCAGGGCCCACACCACCAGGCAGGAGCTGGCCACCATGGGCGTGGCCATCCTCAAGGCGGCAAGAGGGTGA